CGAAATTCAGACCAAACTTGGTATGGGTCTTGAGTCTAAAGAGGGGGCACTTCGTACTCTTGGTGAAGAATTCCCAGAAGAGAAGTTACAAGAGATTCGTCGTGAACTTGTTGAAGATGCTAAGGCAGACGGAGCCCTCACTCTTGTCCGCGTTCAGATTCAAAAGCAGATTCAAGACATGACAGGTATGATGCCAGGACCTGATGGAACAAGCGCAGTTCCGCTCCAACCTACTGAACTAGGTGATGGAGATATCATGGGAGATGGCGTAGAAGGCGCTCCTTCACCTGAGAATATCGAAAACCCAGTCAATCAAGAGGCTGAGGCTATTAATTCACAGGCAGAAGCCGCTATCCGTGAAACGCTACTAACCCAAGCCTATGGAACAAAGATTCCACAGAGAAGGGCAGTAGATAGAGAATAAGTTTCCAACTATAAAAAGTTTGGAATATATCGAGACAATTGCGTATAAATGTACTGCAATTATCTCATAATAACTAAGGGACACGCCGCAAGGCATACGGACAACGACATAAGAAAGATAAGTGACTACTATGGAAAACGCAGTAGACGAAACAAATATTACTGAGATGCAAATCCCAGTAGATGTACAAATGAGTGGAGATATGCCTACCTATTCTGCTGATGACATTGCGAAAGCACGTGAGCAGGAAAAGGCAAAACTTTATCCTCAGTTAGAAAAGATGAAAGAAGAACTCGCTTCTCTGAAAAGAGAGCGTGAAGAAGTGGCAGCCCGTGAAGCAGAGCGTCAATCACGCATTGCTGATGAGGAAGCCCGTGCAGCACAGTTGAAGAAGGAACAGGAAGAAAACGAACTGTCCTTCAAAGACCTTCTCAAAAAGAAGGAGCAAGAATTTCAATCTCAGTTAGAGAATGAGCGTCTTGAAAGAGAACGTGCTATCGCACTCCTTGAACAGGAACGCAAGTTCCAAGAGTTGATGAACTATCGTCAATCTCGATTAGAGCAGGAAAGAGATAACATCATTCCTGAACTTATTGATTTAATTGAAGGTGGTTCACAAGATGAAATAGAGCAGAGCATCTCAACTCTGAAAGACAAATCTGCTCGAATTTTAGACTCCGCTCAACAGGCTATGCAGTCTGCTAGAGCACAAATGGCAGGACCACGCGTTACAGCGCCTGCCGCAGGACCCCTCGATAATGACTCGTCACAACAATCGTTTACTCCTGATTCAATCAGGGATATGTCATTGGCAGACTATGCGAAACAAAGAGCCAAATTACTTGGCAATGCAGCATCAAATCGTGGTCAGGGACTGTTCGGTTAATCCACACAACTATCTAGAAAGGACTTGACCTAAATGGCAAGTGCAATTACAGGTACTGGTCAACTAGCCAGCGCCCCTACCGCTTATTCAGGCTCCAATACAAGCCTTAATCAAGCAATTCAAACAATCTGGTCGAAGGAAATCCTCTTCCAGGCAATGCCAATTCTTCGTTTTGAACAGTTTGCAGTTAAGAAGACTGAACTAGGAGTTGCTCCTGGTCTTCGTGTGAACTTCCTTCGTTACAAGAACTTTGCAGTAGACCCATCTCCTCTAACAGAAGGTGTTCGTATGACAACGAGCGCTCTTACTGCAGAGCAGATTGCTATTACTGTTGCAGAACACGGCTACGCAGTAGCAGTTTCTGAACTTCTTCTAAATGCATCCTTCGATGACGTGATGGCTTCTGCTTCACGTCTTCTTGGTCGCCACATGGCACAGTACCTAGATGTACAGGCACGTAACACACTTTCTGCAGCAACTTCTGCAGTATTTGGTTATGACCGTTCTGCACTTCAGGGTGTTAATGACTGGTACAACGAAGGAAGCGCTGCAACACAGTTCTCAGACCTCGATGGTAACTACAAGTTATCTACAGGTGCTGTCAAGGATGCTGCTCTTACCCTTGCTGGTAAGAACATCCCACGCCTTGGTGAGACATACGTACAGTTCGTACATCCAAAGCAGTCACGTGATATCCGTTCGAACCCAGAGTTCATCGAGGTAACAAAGTACGCTGCTCCAGGAAACTTCATGCTCGGTGAAATCGGACGTCTCTATGACGTAGTATTCATCGAAACAACACAGGTTAAGAAGTTGGCTGTTAACGCTTCTTATACAACTTCAACAAGCGTAGGAGTTCCTGCGTCTCAGATTGAAGTACCTGTTAAGGCTAACACTCGCCCAGGTTCAGGCGGTAACCCAGAGTCTGCAGATTTCACTGCTGAAAAGGGTTATTTGACTTCTGCAACTGGAAACGGTGCTGAGGTTTACGAGTCCATCATGATTGGTGACAATGCATTTGGTCACGCAATCTCCCTCCCAGTTGAACTCCGCGATGGTGGCGTTCTCGACTTCGGTCGTGAGCACGCTCTTGCTTGGTATGCAATTTGGGGTCTTGGTGTTATCACAGACCAGGCTATCGTCAAGGTCTACACCAACTAGTTTCACCTTATGTCTGGGAGCCATACTCCTTCTTTGGCTCCCAGGCATAAACAATCACACAACTTAGGAGAATAAACACCGTGGCAAATAAAGCAACAAGTCCATTGGATGCAACAGGAGTTGCAGCCGAAAGAGCAGCAAAAAAGAACGCTACTGAAGTAAAAAAGCGTCAAGAAGAAATTTCTATCGCTAATCAGTTAGAGGCAGAGTCTCTTGAAAGAGACATCTTCGACCCAAAGAAACCAGATGCTCCACTCGTCTTGGACGAAATTGAAAGTGTTGGAGTCTCAGTGTCGAATGAGTACGTAGTCATTCGAACAATTACCGACATTGATGACATGACATTTGGAGTCGTTAACGGGACCCCTCAAAGTTACTCATTCAAATCAGGAGTTAAGTACCGTGTCCCACGACACCTCTCTGATTATCTAGAGCAACTTGGGTACATTTGGCGGCCTAACTAAGCCGTCGCTAGTAGTCCTCCCTCAACTGGTTCCCGCCCTCCTCCCAGTTGAGGGTTGGACCTTTTTTGTGCTGTTTATTTGTAAGTTACAAGAGAGAATAACAACACTTGAGTTCTCGGAGGTTTTGTGGCGACGTTATCTAGCCTAGGAAGCAGGCTTCGCACTGAAATAGGCGATATCGGCAAATCTTTTGTGTATCAATTTACAGCCGATGGAACCACCAATCGATTCTTAGTTCCATACTCACCTCTTGATGGATTAAACCTGTCAATATTACAAGATGGCGTCAACGTATCTGACGATGTTGCAGTTGAAGAAGCCACAGGATATATAGTCTTTGACACAACACCATCAGCAGATGACGTAATAATTGTTGCTGGTAATTATTATAGATATTTTACCGACACAGAAACTGAACAATTTGTTAGCACTGCATTTACTGAACACAGTGCGTATCACACGGACGCGTACGGGCGAAGCGTTTCTCTACAAAATCTTCCTGTTCTTGAAGAGTACCCAGTAGTTATTTATGCAGCAACACTGGCTCTCTATGCGTTAGCCAATGATGCTGCATTTGATATTAACGTGTTTGCTCCAGATGGCGTAACTATTCCTCGTTCTGAACGATATCAGCAGTTGATGCAAATGGTTCAGGCTCGTCAAAGCCAGTACAAAGAACTTTGTTCACAACTTGGTATTGGTCTTTACAAGATTGATGTATTTAGTTTGCGCCGAATTTCAAAAACTACAAATCGTTATGTACCAATCTTTCAACCTATGGAAGTCGATGATAGAGAGACTCCAACACGGGTTTACGTACCTATCCCAACTTACGGTGGAGTTGATGCTCCTGTTACAACTATTGTTCAAGACCTGTTTGTGTATGAAGGCGATGACTATACCTTCAATGTAGTTTTTGATTTTGAACTTGATACATACACGGCAACCTCCGAAATACGTGCGCTTCCTGGAAGTTCTGCCTTAATAACTTCTTTCAATATTACAAAACCTGATGTTGGTTCAGGTGATGGAGCAGGGCTTCGTACTTTACAGTTGGACCTTACTGAAGTCCAAACCCGTCTCCTTCCAAAAACGTCGTACTACGACATTCAAATGGTGGATTCAAACGGCGTTACAAAAACGTATGTTACGGGTAAAATCTTCTTGACTAAAGAGGTGACTACTGAATGAGCCAATACGTAAGACCAGGGGCTAACTCAACGACGTATGTAAACGACGTCATTAGTATTACAACGCCTTCAGGAACTGCCTCTTATGGAACTTCTGGGTCAGTAACAGAGGTAGTAGTTCCAGACCTTGCATATGCTCATAATCAGGCCACTTCCAGTTCTACCTGGACAATTGTTCATAATTTAGATTTTTATCCTAACGTTACGGTTGTAGACTCTGCTGGTACAATCGTTGAGGGCGAAATCGCCTACACAAATCGAAATCAAATCGTGCTCACATTCTCAGCAGCATTTAGCGGTAAAGCCTATTTATCATAAGGAGACATTGAGTGGCACGTAAATATTTAACCCCAATTGATTTAACTAAGTTAGAACTTCAGAATGCCCGCATTCAGAACCTAGCAACAGCCCCAGGAAGCCCAGTAGTAGGTCAAATCTATTTTGACACTGTACTTGGTTATCTTCGTGTTTGGAATGGCAGTGCATGGGTTAATACAAGCCAAGGTGCTCAAGGTACGCAAGGCACTCAAGGTACAACTGGTGCTCAAGGTACACAAGGAACACAGGGAACCGCAGGTGCGCAAGGTCTTGACGGTGCTAATGGTTCGCAAGGTACACAAGGAACACAAGGTACACAAGGTACTGTTGGTGCGCAAGGAACTCAAGGAACACAGGGCACCGAAGGTGCGCAAGGCGCAGAAGGTGCACAAGGTACAACTGGTGAGACTGGTGCTCAAGGTACGCAAGGAACACAAGGTGTTGAGGGACAACAGGGTGTACAGGGAACTCAAGGCACGCAAGGCGTTCAAGGTACTGAAGGACAGCAAGGAGTTCAAGGAACTGTTGGTTCTCAAGGCACACAAGGAACTGTTGGTTCTCAAGGCACACAAGGAACTGTTGGTTCTCAAGGCACCACAGGAGCGCAAGGTGCGGAAGGTGCACAAGGAACGGCTGGTGCGCAAGGTACAGAAGGCGCCCAAGGAACACAGGGAACACAAGGTACTCAAGGTGTTCAAGGTAAAGAAGGTTCCTTTGGTGGTATTTCATTTGAGTATAACTATGACAACTCAACCACTATGGCAGACCCAGGCGATACATACATTCGCCTTAATGCTTCTCCTTCTTCAGCAACAGCACTTGCAATTGATGACGTAAACGCTGCTTCAGTAGACATTCATCCATATCTACAAACAATTGATGACTCTACTTCAACAATTAAGGGTCACGTAAAGATTTCTCTAAAGTCAGATAGCAACACGTTTGCTCTCTACACAATTAGCAACCTAACAGATAATGCAACATGGTTTCAAATAACAATTGCATATGTATCTGGTAATGGTTCATTCACAGATGAAGATGATGTAATTTTAACTTTTGCTCGTACTGGTGATGTTGGTGCACAGGGTGCTCAAGGTACAACGGGTGCTCAAGGCGTACAGGGCACTACAGGTGCTCAGGGAGCAGAAGGTGCTCAAGGTACAGAGGGCGCTCAAGGTACAGAAGGTGCACAGG